CGACGACGACCTCCGCGCGATGGTGAACGCAGGCGTCAAACCGGGTGCCCAGGCTGGACGGTGCGTCGGCGACAATCAGGAACCGCGGTTGTTCGCCTGTCACAGTCCGATGGCACTCGCGGGGATCGGCAACCTCCCCGGCACGATCGAGGACCGCGCGATCAAAGTCCTCATGCGTCGGCGGAGACGGAACGAGACGATCGAGCCGATCGACGACGCGACGCACGCGACCGCCGAACGGCTTCGAGCCGAGGCCGCACGATGGGCGAAGGATCACGCGTCCAAGCTTCACGCCGCGCGTCCCGACATGGGTTCCCTGATCAACCGCGCCGCTGACCGCTGGCGGTCGCTCTACGCGATCGCCGACCTCGCCGGGGGAGAGTGGCCGGAGCGCGTTCGGACGGCTCAGGCCGCGATCAGCGGGGCCGACGACGACGACGCCGACAGCCTGGGGGAGCGGCTGCTCGCGGACGTGAAGCAGATTTTCGACAAGGTGTGTCCGGTGACGGAGCTTTCGACCGCCGACATCGTCGAACGGCTCGTCGCCAAGCAGGATCGCCCTTGGCCGGAGATGGGCCGGAGCCGGAAGCCCCTGACGACGACCCGCTTCACTCAGATGGTGAGGAAGTTCGGGGTACAGCGACGACGCCTCTCCGACGACGACACCCGCCCTTGGGGCTACCGCCTGACCGACTTCGACGACCCTTTCAGGCGCTACCTCGATGCGTGAACCTTGGCGCACAGGGGCTACAAAAGTAGGACACTGGGACAAACCCTTGTGCCGCAGCGGTTTCTTCACTTTTCAAAGTGGGACAGCCCAAATTGCGTGTCCCACTTTCGAAATCGCAGAAACCCTTGTGCCGCAGCGGTTTGTCCCACTGTCTCACTTTTGCAACCCCCCTACGCCGAACCCGACGCGCCGAAGCCAGGAAAAGGAACACGCCATGACCGACGATCACGCCGGACCGCCGACAGCCAGCCTCGATACGGTGCTTGCCGAGGTCCGCGACCTACGCGCCCAGGTCGATACGGTACCCGACTTCCTCCGCAGCATGATCACGGCGCTGCACGACCTCACGCGGCACGTCGAGCGCCTGTGCATCGCGGTCGAGGGCGGCGTCCAGGGACAGCGCCGCTGAATGCCCGATCAAACCATGGCGGCGCGCTGGCACGTCGTCACCGCCGGGACCGGCGACATGGTCACGCTTCAGGTCGAACTCTGGAACGGACACGCGATCACCCTGACCGCCTGGAAGGACGACCGCGCCGTCATGCTGTGGCAGGGCAGCGACGGACGCGACTTCAGCGACGACACGATCACCAGCTTCCGCCGCTGGCTCGATCGGGCACAGGGACGGGGGACGAGGGCATGAACGCAGATGCAATCGGGACCGAGGCTGGGATCGTCGTTTCAGTCTGGGCGATCGAGGGCGTCGATCTCTATGCGGAGCATCCGTGGCCAGAGGCGCGCTATGTCACGTGCACCACCGATCCGTTCTGGACCAGCAGACCCGGACGCTACACCGCGGCGATCATGGGCCAGCGCTGGCTCGATCTTTGGCTCGCGGCAGAACAGGTCGTCGTTGCAAGTGGGGACAAGCAGCATTTCTTCGTCGAGGGGTTCGAGCCGCTGGACAGCGACACGCTCGATCTGTGGCTTGGCTCCTGACGGCCCCTCCTTCTCGAACGCTGCGATCTGGCGAAGCGTTGAGCGCGCCCAGATCCGACTTTGATAGTTACCAACCTCGGAAAATCCGGAGGACCATCCCATGCCCCGCCAGCCGCGCAAGCTGACCGACGCCGAGATCAGCAAATGGATGCGCGAGGACCCGTGGGCGTTCCTCGAATTGCCCGAGACGCCCGCGACTAAATTCACGCCCGCCCCGGTGCGCCATAGCTTCGGGTCCGGGCGACGCGGCAAGCAAGTCATTGAAATCGGCTCCGATCAATCAAAACGGAATCACAAGCATTCCGGGGGGGCCTAAAATGGGGCCGGGAACCGGCACTTTGATTCGCGTTTTTCTCCGCCGCCCGCCAGGACGCGCCCCGACCTAGCCGTCGTCGTCCTCGCGTGGGTGCGAACAAAGCGCCGCCGGTGGCGCTTTGGCTGGTTCTCGGTCAGCCTCCCGCGCCTCGCGCTCGACCCTGGCCAGGATGAAGCGCGCCGCCGCGAGCCGCGCCTGCGGGTCGAGCTTGGCCAGGGCGCGGAGCGCCGTCCGGATCGCCGTGATGTCGTCGAGCGGCTTCGCCATGGTCCCCCGCTCTGCCTAATTTCGTCACCTACACGGTGACGAAATTAGGCTGTAACCTGGACGAATGGCACGCGGCAGGAAGCCGATCGGCAAGAAGGCGATGACCGGCGCTCAACGGCAGCGGCGCTACCGGGAGAAGCGGGCTTACGAGACCGGCGCGCTCAAGGCCGAGATCAACCGGCTGACCCGGCTGAAGATCAAGCACTATCGGCTAGCCAAGATGGAACGCGACCTCGCCTTCTCGATCGAGGTGGCGCAAGAGGCTTGGGCGGACGAGCCGGAACGGCTGCGGGCGCGGCTGGCGCAACTGCGCCGGATGGCTGCTGAGTTCCGCCGCCGCCCCGCGACCTACTACAGCGAGGCGCTCTTTCAGAGTTGCAAGCCGACGATCCGGCAGTGGCTCGCTTTAGGGCGGCGGCCCATCCAGGCGCGCCAGGACAGGCTGTAGCGCCCCGAGTGTCCATTCGCTGCCGGAGCGCCCCGACGCCCTGTAGCGCCTCCGTAGGGCCGGCACGGGGCATGTCGTCACCCGCGACAGGATATTGCGCGCGCCTCCCCGTCTGGCGCATAAATCGGGCGACGGATCGTCGGACCTCCCTCGGGACCCACTGGCGAGACGGCCCTCGCGCCCCCAACGAGAAGAACGATCAGGGCGCGCCATCCTCCGAACATGACGCGCCATGACGCGCGACCGGATGGCTGCACACTCCCCCGCAACCTCTCTCGCTAGTCCTGGCGCACCGAGATCGCCCCCGGAGCCGCGACCGGCGTGGGGCGAGCGGGTTTTGCCTTCCCGCGTGTTGATGCGCCGGTCGCACTGAACCGAGAGGGACACGTCATGGCGACGACCAGCACGACCCGCGCTTCACCCCACGAGCTTCGCGCCCGCTTCCGTACCGCGCGCCGGGTACCCCAGATGCTCGAAGTCCGCGATCAGGTCCGGACCGCGATCCGCCAGACCTCCGACGCGATGGACGACGAGGGCGACAGCAACGCGGAGCTTCAAGCGCTGTTCGCGCAACCGAAGGCGTTGCTCGACGAGATCGACAGCCGGATCACCCGCCAAGCGACGATCGACGACCTCGACCGCCGCGCCAGCGCGAACCCGCTGGGCGGCAGCGGCGACGCGACCTGGGACCGCCAGTGCTGCGAGTTCTCGATCACCCGCGCGATTGCCGCAGCCGCCAACATCCCGAACGTCGATGCAGGTCGCGAGCGCGAGACGAGCGCGGAGCTTGCCCGCCGCAGCGGTCGCACCTTCGAGGGCATCCCGATCCCGGTCCGGGCGCTGTCGCACAACGGTCCGATGCGCGATGCGATGGGCCGCAGGAACGTCGAGCAGCGCGTGATCTCGTCGACGACGCCAGCCGCAGGACCCGGCGGCGCGCTGATCCCGCTCGTTTTGGACCCGTCTCAATATATTGACGTCCTCAGACCCGCAATGGTGGTGCGCGGTCTCGGTGCGCGCGTCCTTTCCGACCTCCGCGCGAACCTCGATCTCCCGCGCCTGACCGGAGCGACCAGCTACGGCTGGTTCGCGGAGAACAGCGCGATCCCCACGAGCGATGAGACCTTCGATCGCGTCTCGCTCCGCCCGCGTCACGCAGGCGCGATCCTCGAAGTCAGCCGCAACATGCTTCAGCAATCGACGCCGGACATCGAGGCGATCATCCGCGATGACCTGGCGCAGGTTCTCGCGCGCGCCGTCGATAGCGCCGCACTGGTAGGTCCTGGGGGATCGGCCATTCAGCCGCAGGGCATCATCTTCACGCCTGGCGTCACCGCGGTGCCCACTGCGCCGCCCGACTATGATCTGATGGTGGACATCGCCACCGCGCCAGCGCTCTTGAACGCGCTCATGGGGTCCTTGGGGTGGAGCGCCAACTTCGAGACGCGCGGCGCACTGCTCAAACTGAAGGACCTATACGGTCGTCCCTACGGCTTAGACGCGCTGGGCCAGGGCTACCCCTTCGGCTTCACCAACTTGGCCACCGTTACCAACGTGACGCCGCTCATCTTTGGCAATTGGAACGACCTGATCCTGGGCTTCTGGTCCGAGATCGATCTCCTGGTGAACCCGTATGGCGACGCCGCCTTCAGCAAGGGCAACGTGCAGCTTCGCGGTGCGATGACACTCGACATCGCGCTCCGCCACCCGGAGAGCTTCGCGTGGTGCAATCTTGATCTCTCCGGAACACCGCCGCTCGCGAAGCAGCAACCCGCACGCACCGGCAAATGAGCGACGCGATCGAGCGCCGCGCCTACGCGACCGCGATCCGCGCGCAAGGCCGTCGCCTTGTGGGGTACGCGGCGACGTTCGGCACGCCTGCGGAGATCGACGGACGCTTCACCGAGACGATCGCGCGCGGTGCGTTCGCCGACAGCCTCGGCAAGCGCGAGGACGTTCTCGCGCTCGTCGACCACGACGCCTCGAAGCTTCTCGGGCGGACCGCGTCGGGGACGCTGCGACTGAACGAGGACACGCGCGGCCTCGCGTTCGAGGTCGACGTCCCTCCGACCACACTCGGGAACGACGTCCTCGCGATGGCGGAGCGCGGCGATCTCGGAGGAATGAGCTTCGGGTTCCGCACGCTCGCGGATCACTGGATCGATCAGCGGAACCGCGAGCTTCGCAGCGTTCAACTCGTCGAAGTCTCCGTCGTGCATGCGTTCCCCGCGTATCCCGCGACCGTGGTGCAGGCGAGGACGTTAGCTCGCTCATGGACAACGCGGACGATGACGCCAGCCGCGCGTCGTCGCCTGACCGAGACGCTGTGATGCGTAATTCCGTTTCGCATCGGTCGTGCGTTGCCGTTGCAACCGCTTAATCACCACGCGCAAATCCGGCGGCTCCCCCTTGCGTGACCAATATCCAGCGGCCACAGTTAATCGTCGGACGCACGTCCGACCCGCCGTTCGATCGGATAACACACACAATAATGAACGAACAACAGAGGAATGCCACGTCATGACAAAACAAAAGACGACCCGCAGGACGGGATTATTGATTGCTGCCTTGATTGGTTTCGGAATGGGTAGCGCATATGCCCAATCATCCGCCGATGTCGCAGCCGTCATGGAAGCGAACAATGCATTCTATTCGGCTCTCGGGGCGCTGGATGCTGCGGCAATGGATGGGGTCTGGGCGCATGAGCCTTATGTAACCAATATCAGCCCTGCTAATAAGGCTGTCACGACCGGATGGGTTGCCGTTCAGGACGGCTGGAAGAGTTTCATGACGGCCGCTATGCAAAAATTTCAGGGCACTGGGATAGCGAAGCCGGTTGATACACAGGTGCATATCAATGGAAACGTGGCCTGGACAGTCGGCAAGGAAACTGTGGACAGAAAGCTGAACGACGGCACGCAGTTTACGGGCACCAACTTTGTGAGCAATGTGTTCGAGAAGAAAGATGGACGCTGGCTGATGGTCTCGCACCACGCACACATCGTGCCACAATAGTATGCGCCAGATGGCGGAGGTCGTGTGATGGCACTCCGCGAGCGGATCGCGCGACTTCTGCATCCCACTGGCGGGAAGCAGACCGAACAACGGAGTCCGATGTCCGCCTGGGCACCGCCGTTCGCTGGCTCGTTCCTCTCCGCGCCCTACTACGGCGGACGCTCGCAAGCCGAGAACATCGCCACGATCTGCGCCTGCGTCGATGTGATCTCGAGTGCGATCGCGACCTTGCCCGCGATCGTTTACGAGGTGCTGCCGGACGGGAACCGCCGCGAGCGACCGGACCATCCCGTCGCGCGCCTGATCCGTCAGCCGAACAGGGTACAAAGTTGGCCGGACCTCGTGCGGTTCTTCATGTCGCAAGTGCTGCTGTATGGGAACTCGCTTCTCACGATGGAGCATGACGGCAACGGCCAGCCGATCGCGCTGAACCCGCTGCCCTGGTGGAACGCGCAGCCGATCATCGTACCCGCGCAGCCGGAAGAAGCGATGGGGCCGCTCGCACCATCGGGACGTTTGGCATTCGATACGTTGAGAACGATCGCACCATGGGGAGGGACAGGCGTCCCGCGTCGCTACTTCGTCGAGGAGGTCTTCTACCTCCGCGACCGCTCCGACACCGGCGTCCTCGGTTCGTCGCGTCTCTCACGCGCGCCGATGCTGGTTCAGCAAGGTCTCTCGGTGCAGGCGTTCGCGACGTACCTATGGGAGAACACGGGTACCCCGAACCTCGCGCTGACGCATCCGGGGCAATTGTCGAAGGAAGCCGCCGACCGGATCGCCAACTCGTGGGCGCAGACGCAGGTCGGTCCGCTCAATGCGCGCCGTGTGCTGATCCTCGAAGAGGGGATGAAGCCCGATCCGCTGTCGGTGAACCCGGAGGACATGGAGGTCCTCGAAAGCCGCAAGTTCGTCGCCGAAGAGATCGCCCGCATCTTCGGCGTGCCTCCCCCCTTGGTTGGGATCTGGGGAAACGCAAACTTCGCCTCGTCGGCACAAGCCGCGATCTGGTTTGCCACCAACACGCTTGCGCCTCATTGTATCGCGATCGAAAGAGAATTTGCCCGCGTCGTCTTCAACGACCCGGACCGCTTTCACCTCGAACTCGATCTCTCCGCGCTGGTGAAGGGCGATTACGCGACCCGCGCCCAGGTGGGCGTGAACCTCGTCCGCAGCGGCGTGCTGACGCCGAACGAGCTTCGCCAGGAACTCGGCTGGGACCGCCACCCGGACGGCGATCGCCTCGTCGCCCAGGCGACCGGGGGCCGCCCCCTCCTAACCGGAGACGGCGAGGGCGAGGACCTCCCCGAGCCTGGGGCGAGGCCGAACGGATCGGGCAAGGCGAGCGGGGCCGCAGGGCGGGCGTAGGAAAGCGCTACAGGGCCGTCCGCCGCCCTGGCCGCAAAACATCCAGCGACGCGGGCCTCGGGGCCGCGTAGCGGCTTCTGAGGGCCAGGACGAGCGGGTTCCGGCGGTGGAACCCTATTGGAACCCGGTTGGCAATGATCGCCAGAAAGCGGCCTGTACCAGCTATCCGCCATCTTATATCGGCGATGACGGTGCCGATCGGCCGGCGCCGGACCCAGGCGGCGATCTCTGCCTCGGTGGGAAGCGCGATCGGTGCGTCGGGGTTCTCGGCGGG